TTTAAATTCGGTAATCGAGTTATTTCATTTATTTTTGAATAATTGTTATTATATAAATAATCTACCTGTTTATCGAATTCCTTTTGTTTACAAATTGGTAAATTATCTAAATCAACATTGGCTTTATCTGCCGCTTTAGTTAAATGATTTCTCACAACTAAATCAGGCTTAAATCCCCATCTTCCACCTTCTTGTCTAGGATAAGGATTTGATTTCTGTATATCCTCTGGTAAACCTATATATAATTTTTTCAGTTCTTCATCACTGATTTTATATTCATCAAAATCACCACGAGTAAATATATTCTTGTTTCCCTGCAACTTATTTGTTACTTCTTCTGCAACATCTTTTCTAACTTTAATCTTAGCCATTATTCACCATCCTTGCTTAAATACAGGTCTATATAGCCTTCACCTTTACCCCATGTTACGACCGGCATATAAACATAAACGTTATCTTCTGTCTTGCTCAGACACAGATAGTGTGTTTCAGTCCTGATTTTTTTTGTTTCATAATGCTGTTCAATCACGATGGAATGTTCAAACAGTTCCTTGATTCTTTCAGCAGCCTTGAAGTGATCTTCCGGAGTAAAACCGTTTTTAATTGAGTTCATGATGGACTTTATACAGCCGATTTTATTTATTGAAAGTCTGTTAAATACAAAAGCCAATCCGTTTTCTTTAAGTTCAAAAAGTTTTTTTCTGTGAACACCTGCACGCTGTCTGAACTTATTCCTTAACTTTTCAATTCTGTCAAAATCTCCAACGGTCAATACCATAAACCACCCCTACACAAGATTTACTTTCAGTTCGTAAAGTTTTTTTGCAACTTCTCTTGTTGCCTTTATATCAGCCATCGCATTATGAGCATTTTCAAGGTTCACACCTAAATGCTTTGCAACAGTTCCAAGTTTTCTGTCAGGAAGATAAGGCAATGCTTTCTGGAATCCGGCTCTTTTAACCTGTTCAAAAACATCTGCAATATCAGAAACAAAATAATCATCAAAGTTGAATCCGTTCCGTTCCAATAAGGCCCTTAAATGTTTCTTGTCAAAGTTCACGTTATAACCGGCAATAACTAACTTCTCAGTTCTACTGCCATCTTCCTTGAAAAGTTCCACGGCATTTTTAAGGAACTCAGCAACTTTCTGCATCTGTTCTTTCTCAGGTGGAAAAGCTCTGATTTGTTCCTCTGTATATCCGTGAACCTTTCCGGCTTCTTCATGGTATTTGATTTTTTCTGATAACGGATTAAGAAAGAAATCTCTCTCACATATCACCTGACCATTCTGTACAAGAATGAAAGCAAGTTCAAAAGCTGCAGAATCATCAACTTCAAGTCCTGTAGTTTCCGTATCAAGCCATAAAAATCTCATAGTTTTTTTCTCCAACGTAGTTTTATTTGCCCATTTATTTAACCTATTGCAATTATTATGCAAAATCAGTCAAATAAACTTCTAAATAATCAGCATAGATTTCTGAATTGATTTATTCATATCTTCCGGCAGCTGTTCATCCATTTCTGATGGTAACTGTTCGTCCATTTCAGTAGTTTCGTTGAATTCGGTTTCTTCTCCACCTTCTTCACCACCAAAATCACCCATTCCACCATCCATGCCCATGCCATCTTCTGCATTCTGAGACTGAAACAACTGTACAAGCTGAACATTCATAGGTAAATCAGCCGGATTTTTTATCTCGTCTAAGATAAGCGGATCAAGTCCTTTTTCTGCTCTCTTTTCGTTTACAGATTTCCAGGTTCTTACTTCCTTTTCATCCAAATCTGCTACGGTATTTGGATTGTCTTTTTCGTAACCTACGAATTCAAGAACATATTCAGAATTGATTTTTGCAATGATTTTATTCATGTACGATTCAAAGAACACAAGCAAATCACCGAGTAAAGAACTCTTTGCAGCCGACATCCTGTCTCCGCTTGAACTGTCTACAACCGGCTGAGATTTCTGAACGGACATTCCCAATTCATCAGAAGAACAGCCAAACAAAGCCAAAACACCTGAAATAAGGTAATCAATCCATGCCTGAAATTCCATTTCACGGTTAGTATTGATTGCTTTCCACTCAAGTTTTGCATCTTTATCACCTGATGGAATGATTGGAATTCTCCACTGATTCAACGGGCCACCAGACATGATTTCTGTAATGTAATCTTCCATTTCGTCAATTACATCTGAGTTTGCATCTGCATTAAGAAGTAACATACCTTTAGGAAGTCTGTTCTCAGTAAAGTTTCCGGCATTGTAAATGAATGTATTGATAACCGATGTAATAAGGTCTACCGCCTGTTCTACAAGTGAATAACCGTACATCGAGTGGTAAATATCTGTCCTTGGATTTTCAAAGGCAAAAACCATATTTTCATTTGTATAACCTGCTGCCGGCATACCGTCTACAATCTGCAAGTATCTGAAAGTAGTTTCGTTTTCTTTCTCAGGAATAACCCTTTCAATTGTTGCTGCATCAACGGCGAAAAATGCAACAGGTTCACCCTTTTTGTTATACTGAATCTCCGTTGCAATCTGGTCTAAGGTAAGCTCATCCCTGAGAAGTTTTGTAAAGTAAATTACAAAATCATCACGGCTTGGATCATCATAATTACCCGTTGCACAGATAAAATCACGGATTCTATCACATTCCTTATCTTCTTTCTTGTTCTTTGTAATAAGGTTGTCAAATTTTTTGTGAATGATAAAACCACGTTCATTACGGCTTGTAACCGGCTTTAAGAACGGTTTTATTTTTCGTGAGATGTGATTGATGCATGTATTGATTATCCATGCCTTAGAAGCTACGGCCCTTAATGTACGGCACATGATTCCACCGTACTGAACCCTTGAAATAGTCCTTATGTTTTCAAAGCACTGAGAAGATACAAAGTACGGATCATAGAAAACTGAATCAGCTCCATGTTCACGGCCCTTATCCTGAAAGAAATATGTGTTGAAGATGTTCTTGCTGTTTTCCTTTGCTTTCAGAAGTTCATTGTATGCAACTCCCTTAGAATTCCTGTCAAAAGCCTTTCTCTGTCTGATAAGTTTATCAACATCAATAGTTTCTCTTGCCATATATCCGATTCCTCCCGATAGGAAATTTAAAAATAAAAAAGCCGGCCATTGTTTTTTTTCAACAATAACCGGCTGCTAATTTCTCAACATACCTGAATATTGCTTATATTTTACACCATAATGGTTTTATTGTCATTAGTTTATTTTTCAACGATTCTGAAATCTTCCGGTTCGTAAAGGCTGAACGGACTTGCAATATCAAGATAATCCCCAAAGTTTTTCCACTCACCTTTATCTGTCTTTGATTCTACCTGTTTACCTTCTGCAAAAGCCTTAATGATCGGCAGAAATTTCTTTGCTTCTTCTCTAGTCATCAGCATAATTTATCTCTCTCCTGGTATACAGTCTATGATGCAGCTTATTAAAACTCCGGCAATACATGTTCCTGACATGATTCCTAACATGGCTAAAATGCTCATCGTTATTTACCCCTCAAAAAAATAAATTATGCTTGTAACAACTATGGAAACAGCACAAATTAAAGCCAAAAACATGATAGAAATATGACTTTTCAAACTGACACTTTTTTGTGTCTATACAGAAATAACAGGATTCATAATTCATTTCACCGGTTACCCTGTCTTTTCTTCCAGAAAGTTTGCAATAGAAATTCTTCTTTCCCATCGTATAATATCTGGATAAATGATGCTTGCAATCTGCACAGCATTTTTCTACATTTTTATTTTTCATTTATTCAATCTCCTTTGGTAAAACAATTTCTTTCATTCCTCCACCTCAACTCCGTTTCTCTTTAGATAATTATTAAGTTTAACATCTTCAACAAAGCATATTATTTTTGTTAGCCACAAAGGAAGAAAACAACCACTGTAATTTTCAGAAGTAAACTTCTCTTGCAATTTATACCAAAACTTACCATATCTGCCTTCTTCTATATGGCAACCGCTTTCAGAGTTCCAACCGTCATACCAAGCAACAGGACATTTCTGACATTTATTACATTGATGTTTTTCCAAGGCTTTAATCATTTCTCCACCTCGCTATTTTTGTTTTTCTTTACAAATAAACCTTTTGTACAGCCACATGCAACAAGTCCTTCTGAATCTTTTTCCTTACACTTTCTGCAAGGTGAAAGATACCATAAGATTTTCTGAATTATTTTCATTCAATCTCCTTTGTAAGTTCTGCCATTTTATTCACCAACAACAGAAGGTTATTCAAATAGTGTTCATTCTGTTCTTTGCTTACTGCATACCAATCTACAAAAGTTGCAAGTTCATTAAAAACAAACTTACATACATTGTCCATTTTACTCTCTGCCAATTTTCTTTGTAATTCTTGAATACTCATTTATTCAATCTCCTTTGGAAATTCTGGTGGTTTTGGTAATTCACACCAAGCAATAGGACTTGCAATTTCTGTGGTATCTTCATCTGCACTTACAAAAGTTTTGCCATTCCAATAGCCCACCATTGTGCAAAATCTGTTAGACACTAAAAACCTTCTCCCAACGGTAGTAGGCAAATCTCCGTCAGCGACTTTGTACCATTGTGGTCTACCTGCTTTAAGTCCTGCAAGATAGCAATTTACACCATATTTTGCAAAAGATTCGTCATTTTGTATTGCATTGCGATAAATAGGTTTTATCACTTCTTCTGCAAGTTTATATTCTTCTTCTGCCATTTCTTCGTCTTTCATTTCTCTACCTCGCTATCCTTTAAAAATTGCTCTGCTTTTAATATCCTGTCTTTGAATATATCCCTGTATGGGTCTAACCGTCTTTGAGTGTCTAATAGACCCTTTATTATTTCTTTTGCTTTGGTGAGATTATCAGAAAGCCCGTTATTCTTTCTTTGTTCTTCTTCAAGTTTGTCCTGCAACTCTCCAAAATCCCCAACAGAGCAACTAAGAACTTTATATTCTGTTTTCAGTTTCGCATTTTCTTTTTCAAGGTCTGCAATTTTATTTTTGTTTTCGTGCAAGCTTAAAAGATAAGCAGAGAAATACGCTTTTTCAATCAGTTCTCCTACGCTACTATCAAAACTTCTGTAAACATCATTTTTTTTGCAAAATTTTCTAGCAAGACATTTCATTCTGTATTTAATTTTGCTCTTTTCTTCTTTAGTCATTTTCTTTAATCTCCCATTTATCAGAAGTTTTCTTTGTTGTACTCGCATAACATCTTGTACAAGAAGAACAAGGTTCCTCTGTCGCCAGAAAATAATTATTTATGCAATTTGTACAAGATTTCATTTTCTCAATCTGTGCTTCAAGTTCCTTGATTACATCTGCCTGACGTTCAATTTCTCTTGACTGATTTCCTACGGTAATATAAGCATTGTTAAGGTCTGCTTTGAGCATGTCCTTATCTTTTTTAAGTTCTTTGATTGTTACTTTTCTGTTCCTGACTGCAAGTTTTTTGTGTTTAACGTCATGCTTTAACTTGTCAATTTCACTCATAAATATTCTCCGGATTATTTAATTACAACATGTTTTTCCGGCAGACTGAATATGTATTCTTCGATTTTGTACCAATCCACTGAATCCACCATGAAAACATTCTTATCGTCTTAGTATCTTCGGGTTCATAAACACCTAATTTAATCATTTCTTTTTATCTCCATAAGCACTAAGAAAAACCTGTAGTCTGGCTTCTTCAACATCAAGTTTTAGCTTAGCTGTCTGCATCTGATATTGTGCAGTCAACATTTTATATTCACTTGCCTTCATTTCATTGTAGGCTCTGGAAGCATAAAAATGAGTTTCGTTATACTTATTACAAAGAATCATGAAAAGCATAATCAAACTCATAAATACAACGGTTAAAACCAAATTAATCAGAATGTTTCTCAGTTTTATCATACTTCACTCCAAAAAAACCGGTTTCATCACCGGCATAAAAATTCAGCCCAAAAAAGATGGCCTTTATCTGTCATTTGGAACACATTTTATACACCACACCGGGTAGGGAAAATCGTTATAAAATGCTGTCATACAGACCGCCCGGCCAAGCAGAGTAAAATCATTCAACATGCTTTTCTACGAACCTTTACACACATCCTGACTTCACTAAAATTTAGATGAATATATCGTAAATTTTACTTTTCCACTTTCAGTTCACGAGCTTTTTCTTTGAACCCTTCCGATGCATTCTTCCAAAAGTTTGCCATTGATTCTTCACCATTCTTTTTGTACTCAATGGCCTTTTTGCAAGCTTCATCGCTTTTGTTCATCAGTTCTTCATACTTTGTCATGCTATACCCCTCTTTTTTTTGACAAAAATGTATTGTTTATTTTTCTCCTGTAATCAAATAGTCAGCCGATACACCCAACACATCAGCTGCCTTTTTAAGATTACCCATTGTGCATTTAATATGATTCGTGTTTTCTCCGGATCTGCTGAATATAACGACACCTTCATACTGACAGAGCCAAGAAAGACTGTACTTTGGACTTGTCTTGCCATAAAGTTTTGCAAGACATTCAAGAACTCTTTTGTCTATTACTCTCTGCTGTTCGTCCGTTACTTCCAATTCATAAGTATCATCAAGTTCTGTTACAACAGGTTCTGTAGGCTCGGTAGGTTCTGTAACAGTAACTTCTTCTTCCGGCATTTCAACTATGAGTTCAGGAGTTTCTTCAACAGGCTCAGTTTCTGTAGTCTCTATTGCACGGAGCATCAACGGAACTTCTGCAACTTCAACTTCTTCTGATTCCTGAGTAGTTGTTGCTGCAGACAAAATCTGCTCATCATTGTAGTTCACAGGATCTGCACATCCTGTAAGTGCCAATACCAAAACCGTACTCAAAACAAAGATAATTTTTTTCATGTTTCTACCTCCAAAAAAAAGTGCCCTGCCGATGCATGACTACCGACAGGGCACAAGGTTCTTCCAGTTACCCTAAAAACCTATAGCAAAGGTCATGCTCTCTGCTATAGACTCTTAACGCTATTTCTAACGTTCTTAATTTATTATAGCGTCATTTCTAACGGTTTGTCAACAAAAAAGTAAACATATTTCTTACATAATTTTTCTACCAATTATCCTTATCCGGCTTATCAAATCCAAAGGCATTGTTAATTTGTTTGAGTGATTTTCCCTTTGTAATTACTGATGAGCTGCTGTTAGTTTCAATGTACATCTTGGCCGAGATGTCCTTATACTGTTCTTCCTTTGCAGCCAATTCTTTTTTTATTTTCTCGGTCTTTGAAAGCAAACTATCCTGGAGGTCCATTTTCTTCTGCTTTCTCTGAGCATAGAAATTCATGCTCTTATTATCAGTGCTGACTACAGCCGAATTTGCTAAGGCCCATGCCCAAAAACTATCGGCATGTCCTTTTTCATTTCGTTCTGCATCATATCTGAAATATTTTCCACCGTTGGAAGTTCTCTTGATGCTGTGTATCTGTCTGTGGAATTCCTTATCATTACTCAGTAGGAATTCTCTCTGCTCCAATCCACGCTTTACATCAATTGCCATTATTTCTTTTTCTTCTGGTGTAAATACCACACCTTCAAGACGATCTCCCAACTTTTTATGCAGAGCTTCATAAACCGGTCTGCCTATTCCGGTCATATCCATACGACCACGATAAACCGGCAATTCCTTATAAGCCTGTAAGATTACATTCTGCTGAGATTCAAAGTCTACATTCCTTAACTCGATTCTTGCAAAATCCCTTTTCTTTCCGTCAGGCATTTTTCCAATAATATGAATGGCTGTAGCATCATGAGTTCTACCGACATCAAAACCAAGGAACAAAGTTTCTCCGTGATATTCAGGTCTGTAATTAAGTATTGCCGTATCAATATCTTTATATGCCTGAAAATCAATCCCACGGTTATACTCCCAATATTCTTCATCACTCATGCTTTCACATGCAGACAAATCAATATCAGATTCCCTTTTTCCTGGTGTGTTTGAATAAATCAAATCAAGTGGAATGTATGATTCAGATGAGTCTATGAAATCACATTCATATTCCTGACGGAATGTATCAAAATCGTTGTTCTGAAAAATCTGTCTGATAATTTTTGTACCGAAAGTTTCTACACGTTCTACAGTTGAAAGTGATGGAGCAACCTTTACAGCCGTTGGAACATCAACACACAAATCACGGCAGAACCACCAAGGAATGTTGTATCTTTCATAATCATAACGTTCTTTGTCAACTAAAATGTCATAAAACTGTCCTATTTTTCCAAGAGGAGAAGAACCCATTTCAATAGTTCCACCACGAGAAATAACCGGTAAAGCTGCATCATAGACAAGTTTCTGCATTTTGGCATTGTAAATGGCAAACTCATCAAGAGAAATATCACCACCTTTACCACGAGGTGGACGGCATGGGATAGAGATGAGTCTGGACTGAGTAATACCGTTTTTATCCTGAAAGCAGAGCATGGATTTATTATCAGTTACGAGCTTTTTCTTTGCATCACACTCAGGCATAGAATCATAGAACTGTTTGGCATAAGAGATTTTTTCAAGGGCATCTTCTTCGTTGTAAGAAACGAACTGTTTTGTATATCCTACCCTATCGGGATCCATTGCCTTTATCAGCCCTTTAAGGCTGCAGATGAAAGACCATCCAACACGTCTTGACTTAACGATAGCAATGAACCTGGCAAAAGATTTAATGTATGCATCCTGCCAAAAATCGAGAAGTAAATCTTTCTGTTGGAATTGCATATAAGTGTATGCAAATAAAAGCCGTTCATCTTTGGTAAACATTTACTCCACCTTTGTAAAAAAGTTTTCACCCAAAGTATGCATAGACTTATAGCCATTATCAAAAGGTCTTACAAAACAGAAACATCTTTGTTTTGGATTCCATTCCAAGGTGTAAACCTTTTTGCCGAACATATCGACAATGATTTTATCCCCATGACAGCAAGGTGTTCCGTTCTCGTCCTTAATATATCCACCCTGACAAAGTTTTGATTCAATCTCCGGCAAAGTGTCGAGAAATTCTATGGCTCTATCACAGTCAGTCTCTACAGTTTTTTCATTTGCATAGATATGGCTTGCCCTTTCCTTTTTTAACAACATTTTAATCCAATCAATCAAATGTTTTGTTTCCTGTTTCATTAAGCCTTCTCCAAAACATAAGTAACAAAAAGGATATTACGCATTGCAGCAGATGTAACATGAGTAATCTTAAAACCTTTATTCAGCAAGCCTTGAAACCGTTCAAAACTTTCTTTATGCTCAACATCAAGTTTTTTATTGCCTTTTTTATAAACCGTTGGAATTGTAATTGTTGCAAAGTCCATAAATCCCCCTATATAGCAACCTTTAACAGAACCCTGTCTGATTCCTTTACTACTTCAACCTTTTCGATAAGGGCTGTAGAAAAACCTTCAATGTCAACAATTACTTCTGAGAGAGCATGTCCTTCATGGCACAATTCCTGTAATTTGTTGGTAAGCTCTTTTAGAGTAAAGTCCTTTAATATCACTTTTTCCACCCCATTTCTTTGACGTACATGAGCCGTCCTTTAGAATCCTTTTCAGTACATGCATCAGTCAACTTAACTTCTACAGTTAAACCTTTTGCAATACAATAAGGCTTTCCTTCCCCTTTTACGCATAATCCACAAGATCCACAAGTATATTCTTCCATGTTCAACCACCGGCCAAAATTATTTTTTCTTTCTGTTTTTCAGAAAGATGTTCAGAGTAACGGCTGAAACTGAAAGAACCAGAACGAAAAGAACAAGCCAAACCCATAACATCATGCTTCCTCATCGAGATCTTTCATAGTTTCGATAAACTCACCGGCTTTTTCAGCTTCCTGATTGTTATGCTGAATTATTGATATTTTGGCTGCAGCTTTATCACGGATGCCTTCAAGAGTTACGACAGTTTCAGTTACCTTGTTATCAGTTCCGGCTCTTTTTTCTTTGAGTAATTTGTGATAAGTCAAAAGAGCTTGTCTGGCCGACTGTCTGGTTTCAACGGCATAATGAACACGGCCGTTTTTATCGTATTCAAAACCGGACACCATTTTTCTCTGATTCTCTGTAAGTTCAGAAATCTTTTTATCTTCAATGGTATCGAAATCAATATCTTTATCAGCAAGAAAAATGTGATTGTCTTTCTTGTAAGAAGTCCTGTCACAGAGAAGAACCTGCCTGTTAAACTCTATGTCCTCACGGAAAATTTCTTCAAGTTGTTCGATTGATGTAGATGTCATAAGGTCATCAATTCTTTTCTTGATATGAGGCTGTTGCATAGCCCAAGAGCCATAAGCATGCCATGCACCACCTGCCATTTCTCCGGCTTTGTTTACTTTTCCACAAACAAGAGATGTTGGAAATGTAAAGAATAAAATAAAAAGCCTTTCTTTTGCCGTAAACTCAGTTCCAAAAGCTCCAAGCATTTTTTCAAGTTTTTCGTCACCTTCTTTATTTTTTGGCAATTGGAGAATTTCTTTAATTTCGTCTTTGGATGGCAATCCAAATGTATGACGGTCAACTTTTTTGACAGCCTTTTTTACAGGAGCTTTCTTTACCGTCTTTTTTTTAGTTGTTGTTTTCTTTACCGGAGCTCTCATGCTCATCCTCCGTTTTATTACAGTTATGAAGCAAATAACCAAAAACCTGTCTGCCGTTTTCAGTAACAAAAGCCAATTTCTCAGCATCACAAACCACACTTTTATTTGGACTTGTTGCAATAAACCGGATTTCTTTTCCACAATTCAGGCACTTCTGCATCAGTTCCCTCCCAATTTGTCTTTAAGACTTTGGCCGTTATAACTTACGCAATAATTCAGTCTTTGAACTTCACCTAAAATCAGATCAAACTCGATGCTGCCAAAAAAGTTTGGAGCAGAACATAACTCCATAAGCAATTTGTCATAGTTGTCATTGTCACGGTCTGACTTTTCAAGTCTGGAATTAACAGTCATTGAAACTATTGACGATTTTTCAATTCCGAATTTGAGATGACCGGTAAACGATTTTACACGGTACTTTTCAACCTCTGCATTGATTTCAGCAAACAGCATCCTTCCCACCTTTACTTGATATTATATATTATTCTTACAATTTTGTCTAATTGCAAGTTTTTTTCTTACATTCTGACCTAAAAAAAGGCTCTCAGCCTTAAAATTTACCCCTTATTTTGCATTTTCTGGCTATCGGTAATGATATTTGCCGTTTTAATGCCGGAAAATCAAAAATAAGCCCTATTTTCAAAAAATCACGATTCCACGAATTCCCAATCCTTGTAGATACTCTTGAACAGCTTACGCTTGATTATGTATGTCGGATTTTTACGGGTTATTGACGATTTAACGTCCATGCAGATCTTCCTACCTTCAATTTCGTATGTGAAATCTGCCACATAAAATACGGCCCTTTCTCCAGGTGTCTTTGGAACAATCTCAAACCTTTTTTGTCTTTCAAGGTTTTTAATCATTCCTGACTTTTCAAGCATTTTAAGTTCCTGATATTTTGCACTTTCTTTCTTGCTGTCAAACTCAATCCCATCAACTTTTGTTTTAATGTTATTGTATTTGGCCCTTACTGAATACTCCGAGCAGAAAGAACACATCTCCGGAACTATTCTGCCTTTAACGTTGCAGAAATGGATTCCAAAAGTTTCACCCTGATAATTTTTACATCTAGCCGTTTTCAAATCATTCTCCAAAAGCCGGAAAGTGCATCAGTCAATGACGCCCACTGACACACAATCCGGCAGCTTAAAGCCTAGTCCTTTTTCATCGCTTTAGAAATAACCGGAACTAATACAGCCACGATTAAAGCGACAACTGCAACAACGGCCGAAATTAACTTAGAAAGATTATCCTGAGACATTTCAGCGAAAGCAGCAGCGACACCACAGATAACCATTGCAATCATACTTACGAGAAGTGGCACACCTTTTTTTTCTGACTTATTCCAAGTAGAAATAACAAGTCCACCAAGACCGAAAGCTGTTAATGCAATAGCCGGTAAGTCATTGAGTACATCAGTAAATGCACCGAAACCTACACCAACAAGTAATGCAACAATCGAAATGATTGTTAAAATTGTTTTCTTGTTCATCTTTTCTCCTCCCCTACATTAAGACTTTATAGCATCCGGTTTTACTGTGGGTAAGGTAACTCCCGTTACACGCTGCATGTAGCAGACATTTCCCCACTAAAAGCCGGCAAAATCCTTTTTAGAACGGAATATCAGTTCCATCTCCATAACTCATGTCATCAGAATCAGTATTCTGAGCAGCCGGAACAAAACTTGGAGCAGAACTTTCAGCAGATTCTTTTCCGCCACAAAGTTCTACACTTTCAGCAACAACATAAACCTTACTACGGTTGTTGCCGTTGTTGTCTTTCCATCTGTCTTGTTTAAGATAGCCTGACACGGCAATCTTTTTCCCTTTCTGCAAATAAGGTTTAAGGTTTTCAGCCGTCTTGCCCCAAAGTGTTACATCAAAGTAGCTTACATCATCTACCCATTCTTCACCCTGTTTACGGCTTCTGTTTACTGCAATGCTTATGTTTGCTCTTGCTGTTCCACCAGAAGTATAGGCAAAGCTCTGTTCATCAAGATCCCTTGTAATGTTTCCGATAACATCAACATGATTTAAGTTTGTCATATGTTCCTCCAAAATTATTTTTTTGCTCTGTAATCTTTTCCAACAATGTCTATGACTTTTGAATCCT